AGTCTTGACTTAAAAATAAATAAAGCTTTAAGTAATCCTTTATCAGGGTTGACATCTAAGAAGTAGTTACTATATAATACCTATATAGCTGCCGTAAGGAGCTAGTAAACTTTGCTTTCAAAGGAGGTATATTATGACAAGCTTAGAACAATACAATCCGTTTTGGATAGGATTTGACAATATATTCAATAGGATGGATTCTTTAGAATACACATCATTTCCACCATACAATATAAGAAAGATCGACTCTGAAAACTATGAGATCGAAATGGCTGTTGCTGGTTTTACTAAAAAGAATGTAAAAGTAAAGTATGCAGAAAATACTTTAACTATTACAGGAACTAAAAAAGACAAGCAAGATGCAGATAAACTAATACACAAAGGAATATCAGAAAAGAACTTTACTAAGAAGTTTGAATTAGCTGATGACTTTGTAGTAGAAGACGCAGGGTTGCAAGACGGACTACTTTGTGTTAAACTTAAAAAGATAATTCCTGAAGAAAAGAAGGAAAAGATTATAGACATTAAGTAATCTTACTTTCGGGGGTGTCTTTAAAGGTGCCCCCTTTCAGAATTACAGGAGAACAAATGCTAGATCAAGTTAGAAATTATAAAGAACGTATGCAAAAAGTTTTGGCTGAAGCAATAGAAGCCAATAATCAGCAGCTGCTTAGTGGCAGTACTGATGACTATGCAGGCTATAAATTCTTAGTAGGCATAGGGCAGACATTAAATGATATGTCTGACAGACTAGAAACTGAGTATAAGAAATTATACAAAGACATCGCAGGAGGAACAGATGAATAAATTACCTAAACCACAGGGTTATCGTATGTTACTTAAACCTTGGGAACCATCAGCAATGACATCAGGCGGAATACTCTTATCAGACCAAACTAGAGAGTTAGCTAAGTTTGCATGTGTAGTATCTCAAGTAGTAGATATGGGTCCAGAATGTTATAAAGACATGGACAAATCAGCTACTACGTGGTGTAAAGTAGGCGACTATGTTTTAACAGGTAAGTATGTAGGACTTAAATTCAAATATGAAAATGAAGATTATTCTATCATAAATGATGACGAAGTTGTTGCAGTAGTACCTGAACCAGATAAAATAAAACATAGATAAACCCTTGCAATACTACCACTAAATGTGGTATTATATTGTCCATAGCGTGAAACGCAGTTCGCAACTGACGGAGGTATAAATGATAGACGACCCAAAAAAAGAAGAAGATCTTAACGAAGAAATAGAAGTTGAGATTGATGAAGAGGGGCACACAGAAAGCCCATCTGAAGAGCAGCCAGCTCCAGAACCAGAAACTCCCGAAACAGAAAAGGAAGAAGAAGTAGAAGATAAACCTGAAGAGGAAGAAGACTCTACCGAACCTGAACCTGAATCTGAAGAAGAAGAATCTGATGATAAAAAAGTATATGGCAAACGAGCTGAAAAACGCATAAAGCGTTTAGTAAAACAGCGTAAAGAACTACAAGAAAAGCTTGAAGCACTTGAAGCAGAAAAACAAAAGTTTCAAGAAGAGCGAGAAGAACTAGCTGGTAGAACTGCTGAGTCTGAACTAGAAGCTGTAAAGCAATATGGTAATAGACTAAAAGCTCAAGAGAAAGAAATACTAGCTACTTTAAAAGATGCTAAAGCACAAGGTGATGTAGACAGAGAAATAGAAGCAACAGATAAACTAGCTTCTGTAAAAGCTGAAGCCTTAATTGTAAAGCAATACGAGCAAAGAGCTGGTAGAACTTCCACAACTAAAAAAGTTTCTGCTGAAGAAACTGCTAAAAAGCTAGAAGAAAAAGTAGCTGTTCCAGATAGAAGAGCTGTTCAATGGCAAAAAAGAAACTCTTGGTTTGGTGGTAATGACCAAAGCCAAAAGATTATGACTCAAGCTGCTATGGTAATACATAAGGAGTTAATAGAAGAAGGAGTTTATCCTGACGCTGATCCTGATGAGTACTATAGTGAACTAGATGCTAGAATCAGAACTGAGTTTCCTGAAAAATTTAAAGCAGAAAAGTCAGCGAAAAAAGTACAAGTAGTTGCGGGCGGAACGCGTACTTCCCCAAGTGGCAAACAAAAAGTCACATTGAGTAAATCAGAAGTAGAGACTGCTAATAAGTTAGGAGTATCTTTACAAGACTACGCGAAACAAAAAATGCGCAGAGATCAGACTGCGGGATAAGGAGTAGATGAATGACACAGGCTACTAAGACAACTCGAAATACGCGAGCATCGGGTACTCGCAAGAAAACATGGGCACCACCAAGTCGATTGGAAACTCCAAAGGCTCCAGATGGTGTACATTATAGATGGGTTCGAAATGAACTTCTGGGTGAAGATCACGCAGGTAACGTTCACGAAAGAAACCGTCAAGGATACGAACCAGTTAAACCAGAAGAGCTTGGCGTTGACTGGCAAGCGGATGTTTTAGACACAGGTAAACATGCGGGCACTGTTAGATCAGGTGATTTAATTTTGATGAAGGTTGACCAAGAAATTGCAGACCAACGAAATGAATACTTTTCTAACAAGACCAAAGCTGCAGAGGGAGCGGTCAACTCTGAGTTGCAGAAAAACAATAGCGCTGTTGCACCTATAAGCCAAGATGAACAATCCTCAGTCTCAGTAGGCGGAGGAAAACAGGCAAAGTTTGAGGACTAATAGGTACCTCCACTTTGCTAATTAACAACGGAGGTAAACATGGCAGGTTTTGGATTAAGTCCAGTTAAACATGCGAAAGGCGGACTTGTTAGAACTAACAATTTCGTAGGTTCACAAGGTTATAGAATCGCCACTACCGCTCCGACTGCATTCTTCGAAGGTGATCTCGTGACTTTAGACGCTGGTAATATCGTAACTGATATGGCAGCAGCAAGTCCAGGCGCAGTAGTAGGTGTATTTTGGGGTGCGGAATATCAAGACAACTCAACTGGTGAAGTTAAGTTTGTTAGAAGTATTCCTAATGGCACTGTAGCTAAAGAGAAGTATAAATGTTACGTATATGATGATCCTGATACAATCTTTAAGATTCAAGCAGATCAAGCAGGCGGAGCAGCGTTAACAAGCGCAGACGTAGGTCACGTTATACAAATCGTTGCTAATCCAACAGGATCAGCAATCACACATAAATCAGGTCTTGTTGCAGACTCATCAACAGTAAATACAGGAAACGCAGGTTTCCCATTATCTATATTAGGTAGTGCTGCAGCTGATGATACTTACACAGCAACAGGAACAACAATGGACATTTTGGTGAAAATCAATACTCATCAATATGGACTAGGCGGCACTGGTGTCGCAGGTATATAGGAGGATAAACTATGGCTATAACTAGAGCACAAATCCTCAAAGAACTTGAGCCAGGTCTTAATGCTATTTTTGGTACTGAATATGACAGATACGAAAATGAGCATACCGTCTTGTTCGATGAGGAAACATCAAACAGAGCATTTGAAGAAGAAGTACTCTTCCCAGGCTTTGGTAATGCAGGTGAGAAATTCGAAGGTGCACCAGTATCTTACGCTGAAACAGGTGAAGGATATGTATCACGATACACTCACAAAACAGTTGCATTAGCATTCTCATTAACTGAGGAAGCTATGGAAGATAACTTATATGATAAGTTGTCAACCAGACTAACCAAAGCTTTAGCAAGAGCAATGGCTTCTGCAAAGCAATTAACAGCGTCTAACGTTTATAACAATGCCTTTGACGGAAACTTCACAGGCGGTGATGGTCAACCATTAGTATCTAATGCACACCCATTACAAAACGGTAGCACTGGGTCCAACAGACCAGCAACTTACGCTGACTTGTCTGAGACATCTTTAGAAACAGCATTGATTGACATTGCTGGATTTACAGATGACAAAGGCGTGCCAGCTGCAATTACTGGTAAAACATTGCACATTCCAAGACAGTTAGTATTTGTCGCTGAGAGACTTATGAAGTCTCCAAACAGAGTCGGTACTGCTGATAACGATATTAATGCAATCAACAACATGGGTATGTTACCAGGTGGTTACTTCATTAACCACAGGTTTAATGATACCGATGCTTTCTTTATTAGAACTGACTGTCCTAACGGAACAAAGATGTTCAATAGAGCTGCATTAACAACTAAAATGGAAGGTGACTTTGAAACAGGTAACGTAAGATACAAAGCCAGAGAGAGATATTCATTTGGATTCTCTGACTGGAGAGCTGTCTACGGTAACCAAGGAGCCTAATAAACTTATAGGTTGGGGGCTTAGTGCCCCCTTCCAACTATTAACATTGACTAGCATAGCTAGATTACGAGAGGAATAAACAATGGCAAGAACTACATTTCAAGGAGTCGTTAGATCAAACGGCGGAGCAGGCAAAGGCAAAGCAACACCAGGTGTTGTCGTATTGTCTGAAATAATTTCATTCAACCCTGTGGGTGCGGGAGCAGTTGCAGTAAGAATCGGAGAATCAGCATCAGCTGGTGAAACTTTTGTTTTACCAGGAGGAGCAATTCCCATTTCTTTTTTAAGTCTCGGTGGAGCAACAGGTGGTACTAACCCAACTGTTGATATCGGAACTGCAGTTGATCCTGACGGATTTTTCAATGAAGTTGATGCAGATACTAAAGGTACATTAGTGGGAGCTAATGGTGCTTTAGTTACATCAGCAGGCACATCAGGAGGTCCAGTTACTGTTACAGCTAACCAAGGATCATCTGCTGCTACTGGTGGAACTACTACTGGTGTCTTCACATATTCAGTTGCTGACACAGGTATTGAAAGCGACTAATAATTAACTATTAACTCGGTGGTGGGGTGTAATGACCCCACCCTTAAAAAGGAGAATACGACATGGCTTTAGTAACATATTTAGATGGTGCTAGAAAACTATTAAATCAATACGTGATAACTGCAGCAGATGCTACTGGTGCACAAACCTTAACTATAGATGTATCAGCCCTTGCTAAAAATAATGGCAAAGAATGTACACACCTATCTTTAAACAAAGTTTATTTTTC